GGTTTGATGCAACCACAGAGTTCACACCAGTATCGTGTGCAGAGGATATGAAACTGTATAATATACTCAGAAATGAGAAACCAGTAATACATAAAGTAGGCGAGTAGGCATAAATATTTGTTACTAAAAGTCCATTTGTGGGGAAATCCTAACTAAATAACTAAAGAATCACGAGGAGGTCAAGATGCGTTAAACTCCTTTATTATTAAAATTATGACTATTACGGAGTATTAAAAAATGCACAACTTAATTTCGTTCAATCAGTTAATGGGATCTCAATCAGACCCACATGACGATTTACTCACAGAATACTACGAGTGCTTAATAGAGTGCAATGATGACCAACATATATGCAAGAGAATTTGCAAGGAGGTTTTAGTTGACTAGCACATTTTATTCTCATCCACCCTAAAAGAATTACAAAACCCTTGACCTAAAGTCAGGGGTTTTCTTATTGCATAAATTATGTTATAATATTAAAAAGAGTTGATTACACAATGAAAAGAGTATTGATTACAGGTGGAGCAGGGTTCATAGCACACCACTTAATTGGACAGATACTTAAGAATACAGAATGGGAAATAGTGAGTCTGGACAGATTAGATTATAGTGGCAACCTTAACAGATTGCATGATCTAATGATGACTTTTGAACCAGAGGTACGCAAGAGAGTAAGAATAGTTCATCATGATTTAAAAGCAGAACTTAATCCATTGATTCGTAGTGATATAGGAGAAGTTGATGCAGTATTACATTTAGCAGCAGGGTCACACGTTGATAGAAGTATTGACTATCCAATGGAATTTGTATTGGACAATGTGGTTGGAACTTGTAATATACTAGAGTTTGCGAGGACTTGTAAGAACTTAGAAAGATTCATATATTTCAGTACAGATGAGATTTTCGGACCAGCACCAGACGGAATAAAGTATAAAGAGAATGATAGATATAACTCTACTAATCCATATAGTGCTACGAAGGCAGGGGGAGAAGAGTTAGCAGTTGCATATCAAAATACATATAAACTTCCTGTATTCATCACACATACAATGAATGTATTTGGAGAGAGACAGCATCCTGAGAAGTTTATACCCATGTGTATAAAGAAAGCAAGGGATGGGGAGACAGTTACTATTCATAGTGACAGTACAAAAACTGTACCTGGTTCCAGACATTACATTCATGCAGAGGATGTTGCATCAGCAATATTATTCTTATTGAATGATAAGTCAATTAGAAGATTACATCCTGATTATGATGCACCAACATGGGGTAATGCAAAATGCCCTAAGTTTAATATTGTAGGGTCAGAGGAACTTAATAATCTTGAGTTAGCACAGATCATAGCAGAAGCACAGGATAAGGAGTTGAAGTATGAAATGGTTGACTTTCATTCATCAAGACCTGGTCATGACTTACGTTATGCACTAAGTGGAGATAAGATGAGAGAGTTGGGGTGGACACCTGCAAAGTCAGTAAGAGAGAGAATTGCACAGGTAACTAAGTGGACACTTGAAAACCAAAGATGGATTAAGTTATGAAGAAGTTTCTATTCAGTATTAGAGAGATAGCATGGTCGATAGCAGATGAGATTGCTGATTGGTTGTATCCATATAGAAATCAACTCACACCAGAGGAGAGATTTGAAGTAAGAGTCAAAGACCCTATGAGTGGGGAAATGTGGAT